TGGCTGAACTTTTTACCCATCTATGATAAGGAAGAAAAGAGATTTGACTTTGCCAAGGTTCGGGATGCTCAGTATCACATGGCACTGTACGAGCACCTCGCTGAACTTCATTATAAACATGCGATCATCTTGAAGAAACGTCAGATTGCCAGCTCCTATTTCCATATGGCAAAGCTGATCAACATGTATTGGTTTGAAGCAGGTGCAGTGCTTAAGATGGGAGCTTCCCATAAAGATTACATCAATGAAAAGGGATCATGGAAGTTTTTAAATGAATACCGAAACTTTCTGAATGAACATACGGCTTGGTACCGACCCTCCGAACCAGATAAAGTATTTGCCTGGGAGCAGAAGATCAAGGTGAGGGTGAATAACAGGGACACTTATAAAGGATTGAAGTCGACGATATCAGGGTACACCTTTGAAAAGGATCCAACCAACGGTGTCGGTGGACCTGTCACATACTTCTTCCATGAGGAAGCTGGCATAGCCCCTAAAATGTATCAGACTTATGGGTATATCAAACCGGCACTAAAAAGTGGTCATATCATAACCGGTCAGTTTATTGCTGCTGGATCTGTGGGCGATCTCGATCAGTGCGAACCAATGAAGGAGTACGTCATGAACCCAGAGGAAAATGGGTTCTACGGGGTAAAAACTGATTTGATAGATTCCGATGGCGCCATAGGGGTGACGGGGCTTTTTATCCCAGAGCAATGGAGCATGCCTCCTTATATAGACTCTTTTGGTAATTCAAAAGTGGAAGAGGCTCTGCAGGCATTGGAAGAATATTTCATTAAAGCCAAGAAGAACCTTACACCTGAAGCCTATCAACTTGAGATATCCCAACATCCGCGAAACATTGAAGAAGCTTTTGCCACACGTAAAGCATCAGTCTTTCCTATGCATCTGGTCAGTAAGCAGGAACAACGTATCAACGACAAGGAATACCCCATTGAATATCTGGATCTAGAGCGAAATGCAGACGGTAAAATTGTAGCTAAGCAATCCCGAAAGACTCCTATTATGGAGTTCCCTATTTCAAAAAAGACGGAAGATAAGACTGGTGTAATATGTGTTCTGGAAAGACCAGACAGTAATTCTACATTCGGGACCTACTACGCTAGTGTTGACCCGGTAGGAGAGGGAAAAACCAATACGAGTGAATCGTTGTGTTCCATCTACATTTATAAAAACCCGGTGGAAGTTGTGAAAGATGAGGGCAATGGCTCTATAAAAAGTAATTATGAGCGCGATAAGATAGTTGCCTGGTGGTGTGGTAGGTTCGATGACCTAAACAAGACGCACGAACGGTTGGAGATGATGATCGAATGGTACAACGCTTGGACACTCGTGGAGAATAACGTAGCCCTGTTCATACAGTACATGATCAGCCGTAAGAAACAGAAGTATTTGGTGCCGAAGGACATGATACTCTTCCTCAAAGATATTGGTGCCAACCGGAATGTCTTCCAAGAATACGGATGGAAGAATGTCGGCACCATCTTTAAGGGCACCATACTTTCTTATGGTATAGAATTTCTAAAAGAAGAGCTCGACTATGAGACAAAACCTGACGGGGAAATAGTAAAGACCATCTATGGTGTGGAGCGCATTCCGGACATTATGCTGCTCAAAGAAATGAGAGCATACAGGGAGGGACTCAACGTCGACCGGTTGGTGGCTTTTTGTTCACTCATTGCCTTTGCAAAAGTACAGCAGTCAAATAGAGGGATTAGTAAACGTGTAGAGGTTACAAATCAAAACTTGGATAACTCTAAAAAATTTAGTAAATTAAATTGGAGCCCTTTTCGTCATATGGGTAGGTCAGCTAGTGCTGGATCTACGCAAAACAGACCTCCACGTCTTCCTTTTAAGAATATCAAATGAACATTATAGTTACACTTCGACCTTCTGATTTTTTATTTGTATCTACAAGTACGACGGGTCGGGATGTACAATATCATTACATAACTAACTGAATATCATGAGGGTATATAATGCGCTCGATCTTAAGAAAGGAGCCAAGGTCGAATACAAGAAAATGGGTACGCTTATGCAACCCGTTCAATTTCTTTCTGAGAAGGAAAAAGATGATGAATGGCGCGCACATAATCTCGATTGGCTTGAATTCCAAGGGATGAAACAACTCCGGAGGAATGCCCGCCGGTTGATGAAGAACTATAAGTTGGCAAAGGGTATCATAGACAAGAATGATTATATCGTCGAAGAGGATAATGAAATGGCGGATCTTATTGACACCCTTACCAAAGAGGATGCTTCCGCACTTGAACTAAAGTTCTATCCGATTATCCCAAATGTAGTGAATGTCTTATGTAATGAGTTTAGCAAGCGTTCCAGCCGTATCATGTTTCGCGCAGTGGATGATATGTCCTTCAATGAAATGTTGGAGGAAAAACGTAAGATGTTGGAAGACGCACTCATCGCGGATGCACAGGCAAAAATGATATCCGTTATGATGAGTAATGGTATTGATATGGAATCAGAAGAGGGTCAGCAGATGATGGATCCTCAGAATTTGAAATCACTACCAGAGATAGAGGCCTATTTCAGAAAAGACTATCGGAGTATGGTGGAAGAATGGGCTACTCATCAAATGGCAGTGGATGAAGAACGCTTTAAAATGCAGGAGCTCGAAGAACGTGCATTTCGTGATATGCTCATCACGGATAGAGAGTTTTGGCACTTCAAGATGAACGAGGATGACTACGAGATCGAACTCTGGAACCCTATGCTCACCTTCTATCATAAGAGCCCCGACGTACGTTACATCTCACAGGGCAACTGGGTGGGTAAGATGGATCTGATGAGTGTGTCGGATGTAATCGACAAGTTTGGTTGGATGATGACACAAGAGCAACTTGAAGCATTAGAGGCTATTTATCCTGTAAGATCCGCCGGTTATGCACTCCAAGGTTATCAAAATGATGGAAGTTATTACGATGCCTCTCGTTCCCATGATTGGAATACAGAGATGCCATCATTGGCTTATCGTCAGTATATGAGTGTCTATGATACCAAGTTTGGTACAGGGGATATCGTAGAATGGATACTCTCTGACAGCGAGGATACAGTGGATTTTGGTAAAGGACACCTTCTTAGGGTAACGCAAATTTATTGGAAGACACAACGTAAAGTGGGGCATCTTACCAAGGTGAACGATATGGGGGAGGTGATGCAAGACATAGTGGATGAAACATATAAAATCACTGACAAACCTGAGTATAATACCGTTTTATATAAACAAAAGACAAAAGACAATTTGGTCTTTGGTGAGCATATTGATTGGATATGGATCAACGAAGTATGGGGTGGTATTAAGATTGGGCCCAATCGACCTGCGTTTTGGGGGATGAACAATCCCGGTGGCATCAATCCTATCTACCTAGGATTGAATGGAGGTAAACCAGGTAGGATTCCTTTTCAATTCAAAGGAGATGCCACCTTATATGGGTGTAAACTTCCGGTTGAAGGGTCTGTGTTTGGGGATCGCAATACAAGATCTATTTCCTTGGTTGATCTGATGAAACCCTATCAGATTGGGTATAACATTGTCAACAATCAGATTGCAGACATACTAGTGGATGAGCTTGGCACAGTGATTCTCTTGGATCAGAACGCACTCCCCCGCCATTCTCTTGGTGAAGATTGGGGAAAGGGTAATCTGAGCAAGGCTTATGTGGCAATGAAGAACTTTCAAATGCTTGCTTTGGATACCACCATCACCAATACGGAGAATGCGCTTGCCTTTCAGCATTACCAAGTGCTCAACCTCGAACAGACCAACCGACTACTCTCTCGCATACAGCTGGCCAACTACTTCAAACAACAGGCGTTCGAGGTGATCGGTCTCAACGCCCAGCGGATGGGTCAACAGATTGCCCAGCAGCAGACCGCTACGGGTATAGAGCAAGCAATGAATGCCTCCTACGCCCAGACCGAACAATACTTCATCCAGCACAGCGACAATCTTATGCCGCGTGTGCATCAGATGCGAACGGATCTAGCGCAATTCTATCATTCACAACAACCTTCTGTACGGCTTCAGTATATGACCGGGGCGGATGAGAAGATGAATTTTATGATCAATGGTACAGATTTGCTACTTCGGGACTTTAATATATTCTGTACGACGAAGACGAATTCGCGTTCTATAATGGAACAACTCAAACAACTTGCCTTAAGTAATAACACCACCGGGGCATCGATCTATGACCTTGGCAATATTATAAAGAGTGAAAGTATTGCTGAGCTTACCAATGTTCTCAAAGAAGCTGAGCAGAAATCCATGGCACAAAAACAAGCTGAGCAGCAGCAACAACAACAAATGCAGCAGCAAATGCTGGAAAGCCAAGAGCGTCAAAAACAAATGGAGCTGCAATTCCGCTCGGAACAGAATGATCTTAACCGTCAGAACGATGTATTGGTTGCAGAGATTAGGGCTGCGGGCTATGGTAATATGGTGGATCTCAACACCAACCAGCAGAATGACTTTCAAGATGCAATGGATACTATTCGACAAGAACAACGCTATCAAGAACAAACTAATCTTAAGCGGGAAGGTCAGCAAATCAATAAGGAAATGGGGGAGAAAAAACTCAACCTTGAAAAAGAAAAGCTTGCTGCTAAAGAAAGAATTGCAAATAAAGAATTAGAGATAGCCAAAGAGAATAAAAACAAATACGATGTACCTGGATCGAAAAAATAATAATGTGCTAAAGATTTAAAATTCATAGCGCTATATTCCATCTGTTAGATGAAATTATAAAAGCATATGTAACTTCTTTAGGTTTAATTCAGTATATTTTAATTGATAGAAATATCCGATAAAAACCAACAACATGTCCGAAACCCAAACCAATGTACAGACATCTGTACAACAAGTAGATCTTGACATTGACAGCTGGTTAGGCACTCCTGGTGCGGAGAATATCATCACACCGGATAAGCCTACTGAATCAAAACCAAACTTCTTTTCATCTGGCAAACCTGATATTAGTTTTCTTGATAAGAAGGAAACTACGGAAATAAAGGATGAGAAAAAGAATGATAAAGACAAGTTGACCGACGTTTCGCGTGGAACATTCGATCAAATTGTAGAAGAAACGCAAACAACTGATGAAGACGATCCTGACGATAAGGTCAATAAAGGAGGGAGACCTCGAACGGACAAGTCAGGATTGGTAGAGTTCTTAAAAAAACGGATCGAGTCAAAGGAGATGTTCGCCTTTGACGACTATGACGAGTCCAAACAGAGTCTGGACGACTACCTATCCTCCCTCGGGGAGAAGGATATCGAAGAGCTCTGGCAGGCGAACATCGACAACCTTAAAACAGAGGTGGCATCCAAGACCCCTCAAGAGTTCTTTGAGAGTCTTCCGGAAGAATTGCAGTACGCAGCCAAATATGTAATGGATGGCGGGCAAGATCTAAAGGGATTATTCCAAGCTTTGGCTCAAGTGGAGCAAGTGAGGGCGCTTAACCCTGCAGAAGAGAACGATCAAGAAGGTATTGTAAGGTCGTACTTACAAGCAACCAATCTTTATAGTGATGAAGAAATAGAAGAAGAGATCACAAACTATAAAGATCTGGGGCAGCTTGAAAAGAAAGCTAAGCAGTACAAGCCTAAGCTAGATCAGATGCATGAGGAAATGATCCAAATGCAACTTGCAGAGCAAGAGGCACGCAGAGAACAAAGAGAGCGTATGGCGCAGGCCTATCAAAGTAATGTGTTTGAAGCACTGAGATCTAGCGAGATTAATGGAATCAAGTTGGATAAGAAAGTGCAGGCACAGCTTTATACAGGATTGGTTCAGCTTCAATATCCTTCTTTAAGTGGTCGTCCTACGAATTTATTAGGTCATCTCCTTGAGAAATATCAGCATGTCGAACCTAACTATCCTCTGATTGCTGAAGCATTATGGCTGCTGAATGATCCGGAAAACTATCGAGAACAACTCCGCCGTCAAGGTGGGAATCAAAAAGTTGAGCAAACCATACGGCAGCTCAAGACAGAACAAAGTCGTCGGATGGGCAGCAATGTCGAAGATGACGACGATCAACCAAGAACACGTAAACTGCCTCGGCAGGTGAACATATTTAAACGGTAAAATTTATTAATCTTTAAATCCAATTCCCTATGCATACTCCTGTATTAAACAATGGTATATTCCTGCGTGATACGAGCTACCAAACCAGCTCGCATGTGGATAGCTACCATCTGTCGAACCTCCTCAAATCCGCTGAACCAACCGACATGGGTCCGGTCGACCTTTGGGCCATGGCTCAGAAGGTTGAGATGCCTCTCTATCAGATGTCCTCTTTTGGTGGACAGAACGTCATCATGGTCGACAATGCCCGCGGTGAGTATAAGTGGCAGATCCCTGTCGCACAGGATCTTCCCTATGTCACTGAAGACCTGGCCACCACCAACAGCGGTCTGACCACCACCGCCCTGGGCGTGGACGGACAGACATTTAAGGTGAGGCTCAACAAGCGCGTCTTTGGTCACGGCGACATCATCACCTACGACAAGTACAACGGTGTCGAACTGTATGTTACCTCCGATGACATCATCCCGGCCGGTGACGGTGTGATCTACACGGTGCAGATCGTGAACAACGACAACACCAAGAAGATCGATGCTACGTCTTCCACCAATCCGATGAAGTCTGGCGCCAAAATGTTCCGTAAGGGTTCTGCCCGTGGGGAATATGGTGAGCGTTTCTCCGACCTGGGTAGCGTTGGTGCCGGTTTCCGTGAGTTCTACAACTATGTTGGTGGTGCAGAAGCCCACGTACACTATTCCATCAGCTCTCGCGCAGACCTGATGATGAAGGGTGGTATGAAAGCTGACGGTACCGTCCCCGTAGTTGAGCTTTGGAGGAACTTCGAACCCGAGTTTTCCAAAGACCCTTCCATCACCTCTCTGGAGACCATGGTCCAGAAGATGGGTAAAGACGCTGTGAAGAAAGCCATGCAAAGTGGTCAGCTGTCCCGTACCTTCTTGACGACCCTGGAGGCTGCTCACCTGACCAAGATCGCTAACGACATCGAAACCTACCTGATGTGGGGACAAGGTGGTCGTATTAAGCAGGACGGTCCGGATGACATCCGTCTCTCTGTGGGTCTGTGGAAGCAGCTGGATAACTCCTACAAGCGCATCTACAACAAGAGCTCGTTCAACCTGGATCTGTTCAAATCTGAGATCTTCAACTTCTTCAACGGTCGTGTGGAGTTCCAGGGTCCTGATCCCAATCGTCAACTGATCGTTCAGACTGGTATCGCCGGTATGAAGCTGGTCAACGAAGCCATCAAGCGTGAGGCTGTTAACTCTGGTCTGGTGATCAACGCTTCTGAAGTGGGAGCTATCACCGGTAAGGGTATGGAC